CAACGTCTACGTCATGGTCTACAAGGTTAAAGAACGCATCAGCGGTGAACCCTTGGTCTGCGTCAATGAACACGATCTCATCGAATCCGTTGTCATAGGCATCACAGAACAAGGCACTTCGAGCTTTTTGCAGGAGAGCCTCACCCATCCAAAAGTTTAGGTTCATGTGCAGGTCAGGACGCTCTACAGCCGCCCTTTGGAAGAGTACAGCCATGCTGATGCTGAAGTCACACACCACCTTACCGTCGTAAGATGGGCACAGTATTGCTACTCGTTTCATCGCTTTAATCCTCGTACGTATGCCGCAAAGCTTGCCGTGGTGTCCCCACCGTTGCGCATCTTATCGAACTCGAGCGCTACCTCTTCCAAGGTGTCGTTCCTGATCTTGCTTGTGATGGGGTCGAGCTGGCGTTCGATCATCTGCCTTTTGCGCCAACCCAGCGCCTTCTCCCAAATATTTAGCTCAGTCATCTGCTTTTCCATCTGGTCTTGGACAATCGGTAGGAGGAATGCAGACACACCAAACAGCTTTGTACTGACCCCTTGGCGCCACCTCCCACCTGTCAATGTACGTGTCTGGCATGTTCTTAAGAACCTTCCTGACGTTGCTCTTTGGTCTATCCAACAGTTCTGATAGATCTTCTAAAGTTATTCCATCAGGTATTCCGCGGAGCGTAACCCGTACGCTCTTGATCAAAGAAAGCATCAGGAAGCCCCTTTATCGGGCGTTTGAGACGTTTTCTGGTCGAGTTGAGGGTCAAGGTGCTTGAGTAGCTGATCGAGGCTCACAGGCCCGATCTTCTCTAAGCGTTTAATTTCGGTCAAAACGCAGTCAACCCCTGCGTCAAATCCTTTGATGTATGGGCTCATGTTGGTCTCGCTCATTTTTTTGCAAAGTTGCCTTTGATTGAAAGGTGAGGCCAAGTAGCTTTGGTATTTGCTACAGCCTCTCGACAGGTGCGAAAAACATTGGTTGTGTACATGTACTTCCAACCTTCATTTGTTTTTGATTGCCAAAACAGCTCAATCGCACGTTTGTAAAATTTCATGGTCATGCTGTCACCTCTTGAGCCAGCACGAGTTTCAGGTTGACCAAAAGTTGCTCAGCCTCAGCACGGTTCAAGATGACGTGCATACTGGCACGGCGACCTTGCAGGGAAAGCCAAATGCTTTCGTCGTACTGGTCAACGCCCACACGGGCGCCGTCCTTTGTTTGAATTGATGTTTCGATTTCGTTTGCCATATTTACTTTCAGAACATTGGGTTGCGTTGTTCGATGTGACCTTCGACCATTGACCATGTGCCGTTAGCCAACCAGCAACCTGTGTTTTTACGACGATAGAAAGTCTTACCTGTGGTGGTAGTAATTTTCTTCATGGTCTTGCTGATGGACTTGATGTGACCGCAAGGGTAGTAGTCACCGTTGAAACAGTAGGAGACTGGAGTCAAGTGCTGAGGAGCCTTGATCACGTCGTAACGTGGTGAGCAGTAGTCACCAGCGTCAGTAGCGATGTAGTCCACGCCCTCGAAGCGGCTGGCGGCATCTGCCACCTCTTGAGCCTGCTCAAGGGTCTTGAAGTCATTGCGTGATACCCAGCCATCTGTGTGCTGTGTCTTATCGCTGATGTCCACAACAATGATGTGGACTGGAGCGTGTGGGTTCTGTTGTGTTTTGAAAAAGTTCATTTTGGTCTTTCAAGTAAACGCCTGATTGGCGTGGATGCATCTTAACATGAAATTAAAGCGGGTTAGGTATAGGGACTTTCCCTAACATTCAATTACCCAGCCTGCAAACTCACCCATGCGGAAAAATTGCTTTGCGTCTGTCCCCAGAATAGCTGGGTCAATTGGGATCTGTATCCCTGCCAAACTCATCTCCTTATTAAGCACGTCCTCTGGTTTGGCGCCTTGCTGAAGCTTGAACTGCATGGTGAGGCGCTTTAGGACGGTCGAGAAGTACCCGCCATGATCGCAAACTTTGTCCACCACTATGATGACCCCGCCTTGCTTGCAACTCGCTCTCAAGGCGCTCATAAGCGCTTTACGCTTTCTGATTGGGATGAACATCATGGTTAGGAATACGATGAGCACATCAGCATTCGGAAGCTCGTGGTTAATCACGTCATTATTTTCAATGACCACGTAATCGCTTTTCTTATACTTTTTTTGCAAAATATTGCACATTGATTGGCTTTTCTCAATTGCAACGACGTCTGCCCAGCGCTCTTCGACCAACGGCATGAGCTTGTCAATCATGTTCCCTGTGGAGGCTCCAACGTCAACCACAACACCACCCTCAGTCAAATAATTGCGTGTGATGTAACACACAGCGTCAGTGACCATGTCGTACCACGGTAGCTGTTCACGAACGTGAGAGTCAAATGTTTCTGCAATCTCTTTGGTTTCAAATGTCCAAGATTTCATAACGGTAACCTCTTTGCAATTTCATGAATGACGTTGACAGTGACGGCACGTCCACAACGCTCGTATCTCTGAGCGTCAGTGACAAGAGAGCCATCGGCATACCACTTTGTCCAGTTGTCTGGCAGTGATTGAAGGCGCTCACATTCGAGCGGTGTGAGCTGTCTCAGAAAAGACCCAACTGCTTGTCCTCTGGCGGTGTATCCGTGTCCAGAATCGAAAGCTTCTCGACATACTCCGTCTTCAAGGTAGACGTTGTTAGTGTCTCCCTCGTAAAGTCTGTGAAGTAAGGTTCCGACGGCAAACCTTTTATGATTTGCGGCTTGAACCCTCGATTGAGTAGCTTGTTGCGCTCCGTCTTGAACACCATCCGTTGAATAGCATCTTCCGATAGGAAATACTTGGGGTCTGGGTCTGTCTCTAAGATTGCCGACAATGAAGACTCGTTCCCGACTCTGTGGGACTCCAAAATTTTTGCTGTTAAGACATTCCCACTGCACGTCATACCCCAGTTCATCCAGACTTGCGACGATAACTCCAAAGGTTCGCCCTCCGTCGTGGTTGAGGAGTCCTTTAACATTTTCAAGGAATAGATATGGGATTCTTTTACCAGCGAGAAGTCGGCAGATCTCAAAAAAGAGAGTACCTCGTGTATCTTCTGTGCCAAACCCTGTTCGCTTGCCAGCAATGCTAAAAGTCGCGCATGGAAATCCTCCAACAAGTAAGTCGGCATCTGGGATTTCATCAACGTGAATTGATCGGATGTCTCGTCCATCAGGTTTGTCTTTAAAGTTGTGCTCATAGATGCTTGCCGCCTTTGATGTGAATTCGTTAGCCCATACGCACTCGTGACCTGCCTTTTCTAACCCAAGGCGGAAGCCACCAATGCCTGCAAATAGTTCAAGGAATTTCATATGAAATAGTTTCCATCCTTGATTGACTCGTAAACGTCAAGCAGGGAGTTGTATTCACCGTAAGCCATAACGCGGTCAAATTCGGTTTTGTCTTTAATTTGGTTTGTACCATTGTCAGAAACAAAACCCCAAACTTTTTCCATGTGGTTAATTTTGTTTTGCAATTGCGTTAATAAATTTTCTTTGCTGAAGCGGATCATGATTGTTCTCCTTACTTAGCTGGTGATACGCGAATGTCAGCACGACCTTCTTTGCGGAAGGTAGCCAAGACGGCGTCGGTGATGCCGTAGGAGACGCAAAGTTTTTTGTAGTCAACAGTGCCAGAGACTTCGATCATCTTGACTGTCACGCTGTGGAGTTCGCCCTTGTGTTCGCCTTCGCCGTACTTGTTGGCGATGGCTTCTTTCATTGCCTTGACTTGCTCAGCCAGTGCTTTGGCTTGTTGGTCGAGCACGTAGAGTGCGTCGATGTCAGAAGTGATTGTTGAGATCAGAGCTTCTGTCTGGATCTGTGTTGCTGTAGTCATGATGACTTCCTTTTCAAGTAACCTGCTTATTGCAGTGACGCTATCTTAACATCAAGTTAAAGCGCTTTAGAATATTTATTTGATTTATTTTTGTAGGTGCTTACCCTAACCTTTGTTTGTCCCATCAATTTGCGCTGTCGAGTGATCCCAGCCTATGTGCCTGACGTACCCGTCCTGCTTCGTGGTGATTGCCGCTCTGTAGCCCTTGCGCATGTAGTGAGTACTGGAAGCGGCCTCCCCATCGATCAGCTTGTAGTTCTTAAGCCTACGCAGGCTTGGGTTCCACGTAAAGCCGTGCCACCTGCCAACGTAGCCTAGAGTCATCAATGGGAACGGTAGTCCGTGCACCGTCTCAACTGGGTGGCCATTAGTGTCGTCATGCGCTCTGAGCCACACAGTGATGATCCACGGGTAGCTTTGCAAAATAGGCAGGGACTCCTCAATGAACCCGCAGGCGTAGAACTCCCAATCGTCCTCCATGTGAAAGATGTACTTGGTCGTGACGTGGGAGTACGCCAGATTGATCGACTTGACCTGCCCTATGTTCTTTTCGTTGGCAAGGATCAGGAACTCAGGCGGCTGGTGGATTTTGAACTGATCGACCATGCGCTTGATGATGGCGTAAGCATTCACGTAGCCCGAGTCGTCAATGATGATGAACTTCTGTATCGGGTATGAATTGAACTTAAAAAAAGAGCGCAAAGTCTTCTCAAGCAGGTCAAACCTGCCGCAAGACGTGAGCACGCAAGTTACTTGCATTCCATTATTCTTTTGACAGTAACGTTAAGGGCATCGATCTCCTCCATCTTGGCTATCGCCCACGCCCTACGCTCCCCGTGCCAGCCCATCTTGCTCCCCTGATGGCAGGACTTGCACAGAGCCACGACGGTGTACTGCCTATGCTGTTTGACGTGGTGCGCATCACTTGGCCCCTCTTGGTCGCACACAGAGCAGGGAAGCTCCTTGACTCGCCTGACGTAGTCTTTTTCCTTAGCGGTCAGGGTGTTGTTCACAACGTAGCTCTCTCGACGTGGCGGTTAGAAGCCTCCATAGAGCGCCATACGGCGATTCTTTCCTGAGCGGCTATCAGCATCCACCGAAGGCGTTCGCGATCCTCTACGGCTTGTCTGAGGGCTAGTAGGTGCTCTTTGTAGCGTGGGGAGGCGTAGGCTTCGCGCTCTTGCATGGCGGCGGTCTTGTACTCGCCATTGCCATTGATCTCGGCGTTCTTCATCTCCTCTGCCTTGATTGTCTTTCTTAGCTCTTCCATAAACACCTTTGTAGCCTCGGCTTGGGCATACTTGGCGGAGTGCTCAATCAAGTAGTCAACCGCGGCGTTCGGGTCAATTAGTTTCTCGCTCATGTCTGCTCCTTAATTTCAACGATCAATTTGCCCGGCTTCTTACCCTCGACCCTGTAGATCATGATGGGCTGAAAGAGCTGGTCATTCACAAACAACGCATCAGCCAGCCCGTCTAAGGCGCCCTTGGCGGCGGCAAGGCAGTTGTCTGCGTCACGCTTACGCTTGTCAGGCATCTCAAACGTGATGGTGAGCTTGATGTTCCCACCCTTGTGCTTCCAGTTTTTGAGCTGGTGCTTAGCAAGCCAAGTGCAGGTCTCACGGTAGTCAGAACGAATCTTGTACAGCTTGCCCCAATGGGTGCCTTTAGCTCTGTTTGGGAACAGCTCCGCCGGCGGGAAGTCTAGCTCGACGCGAATTACGCTCCTCTTGCATTCTTCGCACAAGGTCGTCACAGGCGGGTAGCCCTCTGCGTTTGGAGATGTCATTCTTTACTCCTTGCCACCATAATTGCGCGTTGGCGGAGCCTCGCTCGATAGCCTTCTTCTCGTACCGAGTCATCCATTCCCTTGCCTCGCACTGCCTCATGTGTTCCAAGGTCTCCTGTGAGATTGAGGCATTCGAGGGTGCAAGTCTCGGTGTAGGCATCACCAAACCCTTCGCGGATTTGGCCAAGGATTTTGTTGGCTTCATCTTTGGTCACCCTTGTCCCCTTGCTCGGATTAAATTGCGATAAGCAAGAACAGCATCTTTATGTGCGTCATATTCACCCATAGTTGCAAAAAAAACAGGCGACAAAATTAGTTCAATTTCTAACTTTGCACACGCCTCACGCTCATGCTGTTCTACTAGCTTGGCAAATTGAGTTATTGATTCAAGATTACACCGCCAATGCTCATACATCAGACTGTCTTCAAAGCCCGATGTTTCAGCCATACGAATGATGTCTTCGTGTTTCATGACTTCCTCTTTGCTAAGCCTGCACGAATAGCCAGCTCGTTGCGAAGGCGGTACTCGTACTTTGTTTTGCGGATCTTCTCATGATCGTTTGGCTGTAGCTCAGGGTAGTTGTCAAACAGAGCGGCAAACTCTTGCCACTTTGGTGGGTAACCCCCCGTGTTGGCGCCCCAAGAGATCATGTCAATCTTCATGACCTCGGTAATCGCAAGACGAATAGCTTCTGCGTCCCGCAGGGCTTCTGTCACCCGAGGCCACTCATCCGAGGGGGCTTGATGGTGGTAGGCACAGACCCAACGTCCTCCAGTTGAAATTCCACCAGCCATGGGGCAACCATTGGCGTAGCAGTCAAGGGTGTTAGGGCTGTCATCGACAGCTTCGATTTTGTTAAATTTTGTAAAGTTGTTCAGTGCCATGATCATTCCCTGTGGTATTTGCCTTCAATGATTTTTGTAAAGTTCAACGGTTTGATGATCCACTCAAGGTCAGCCAAGAACGGCGGCTTGTCCTTTTGTTGTTTTTTGCCAGTCAAGAACTTTGAACCTTTGATGAGCTCAAAGTACTGCTTCCACCAAGCCAGCATGTCAGCGTGAGTAACAGCTCCATTTTTGGACAAGTCCAGCGCAACCTCTCTCCACCTTTGTCTGAGGTAGCCAGCACGAGTGTCGTTCCAGATCTCAACAGCAGGGAGGTTTGGCAAGGTCTCGTGGTACAGAGCCAAGATGCCTTTGTGGTCACAACCCGGTAACTTCTGAACCTTCTTTTCCTCGGGTTCGCCTGTTGGCGGACGAACAGTATCTTTAGATACTGTCATACTAGTTATTGGTTTATAGTTAGTAGTTGCTATTGGGGGTGGATTAGGGGGGCTATTAGCCTCCCCATTAGGGGGTGTTACACCCTTGTTACCCCACCTCTTAGCCGCCCCACGCTTTCCAGCCTCAGCAAACTCCTTGTATTGCCGAATAACCTCTTCACATCTGGCGTGAAACCAACCGTCTTCTTGCTTCTCAAACATGTCAGCCAATACAGCCTCAACCACTTGGGTGTCCATGCGTAATCGTCTGGCAACCCACTGGGTATCCAATGGGATCTTCTGTTCAGAGTCGTAGTACATGTCCAAGAGCCTGCGGTAAGCAAGATCCTCATCGTTGGACAAATGAGTAGTCGCCGACCGATAGTCGGCAATATTGAATTGAAAGTAGTGCATACCGATCCCGTTAACACATCCCAAAAAGAAACTGCGGCAGGCGGGGATGGATCGCTTTTCGGTACGCTCATGACTTCGTACCTAGCCGTGTTTCAAAACATCTTACACGAAGAATAAATCTGGGCGCAAGTCTTTTCTTGTGACCAAACCTTGTGTTGCTTTTTCAATCTTAACCGCCAATATGGCTGACGCAGTTCTGCGTTCATGGATCAACAGTGACAACCATGTCAAGCTGATGCCCAGATACTCCGCCATCTCACCTCTTGCGCCCAACGGCTCCGTCTTAAAATACTCTTGCAATGTCATCATTGTTCTTCCTTGTCGGCAAGTATACATTAACTTTAAATTAAAAGAAACCCCACGTTTCACTCGGGAATGTATTGCCATCGTTTTTAACTGCGTGTTAAGATTCGTGCACGCCGATACGGCGGTTAAGGAGAATCTAATGGATAAACAACTTCCCTACACGACCAAGTCTGGTCTTCGCATTGGCTGTATGTACAGCCCTCCCCAACAGAACCACATGAGCGCTGATGCAGAGCTTCTGCAAATGGCATTGCTCAACATCGAGCCTGAGTTTTCTCAGCGCCGCATTGCTGGCTGGGTTGCTTATGCCTTGTTCCTTCTTGCCCTGTACACCGCATTAGTTGTGTGGGAGGTTTGATATGAAAGAAACACCAACGGCATTTCCTTGGACGCATGACAACATGACTTGTACGGGCATGACCTTGCGTGACTACTTTGCGGCTAAGGCTATGCAAGGAATGATTCAAAGTCCAAAGCCTCAACACACAGTGATGTCTCAGTATGCAAACACTGCGTACGCTATGGCAGACGCCATGCTGAAAGCGAGGGAAGCATGAACGACAAAGAATTCCGCACCATGCGCATTAACGTGATCCTGTTTGCCATTGGCGCAGTGATCTTAGCCCTTGACCTTTTTATCTGGAGACCATGATGACCCACAAAACTATGGCTGAACTTGAAGCCGAAAGCCCTGAAGGCTTTATTAACCCCAAGCGCACGCCCCAAGAGTGGAAAGAGCTCGAAGAGCGCAACAAAGCTGTACGTGAGCAAGAGGCTCAAAACACGGCGATTGAAACAGATGAAGATCGCGAAGACCCAGAAGAATATCCAGAGGACAAAGAATGAACTTACAAGACGAACTATGGTACGACACCAGCAAAGGTCGCATCGGCATCCTGATGGTGCTTGATTGGCACACAGAGACTCTTCACTACATCATGGGCATAGCCAGTGGCATGAACGAAAACGTAGACATAAACCACATCTACAGCGGTGGTGCGCACCTTCCCGACTACGTGGGAGCGCCTTTATTCTTTGGAGACTGGGAGTGATCACCATGGCTACGCACAAAGAATATGAGGAATGGAAAAACGACCCTGCGGCTCAGCAGGAATACACACAGTACTTACTTAAGGAGGCAACCAAAACAGCACCAAACTTAGACGAATTCATTGAACAATTTACTTGCAAATTTGACGAAATATTTAAGGAAAAATCATGAGCTTTATCATAGAAAACACATCATCTGGTGGCGAGTTTAGACAAGTCCCAGCAGGCTTACACCTAGCGCGTTGCTATCGAATTGTTGATATTGGTACACAGCGTACCGAGTACGACGGTGTAGAAAAGCTTCAGCGCAGGCTGTCCCTATTTTGGGAGCTACACGGCAAGGACGACAACGGCGAGAGCCTTGTCACGGAAAAGGGCGAACCCTTGGCAATCTTTAAAAATTACACACGAAGCTGGCACGAGAAGTCTAGCCTTCGTATTGACCTTCAGAGTTGGAGAAACAAGCCGTTTACAGATGAGGAGATGGATAAGTTTGACATCTCAAACATTCTTGGAACGTGGTGCATGGTGACGGTGATACAGAGGCCGGGCAAGAACGGCAAGATGTACTCCAACGTAGGAAGCATCTCCCCCGTACCCTCGATCATCAAACAAGCAGGCTTACCCGATGGCGTAAACCCCTTAAAAGAGTTTGACTTAGACAAACCTGACCTAGCTTTGTTTGAAACCTTTGGAAAGGGGCTCAAGGCGCGTATTGAGACTTCCCCTCAGTGGAGAGCCATCCAAGGCAAGAAAAGCGCTCCTACGCCCGTTAAAGCCTCTTCTAGCGGGTTTGACGACATGGAAGATGATCTTCCCTTCTGATTATGAAATACCCTACAGACATCCAAACTGGTGACCTGTTCAGCCAACCTTTTGGGACAAACCCAAAAATGATGGTCAGAAGTAGCGATCCCGAGACAAGCCACCAAGCGGCGGCTTCTGTTGACTCAACTCATCTTGAGATGTTGGTATACGAGGTTATTGCCAAGCACCCCAATGGCTGTACCTCGGATGAAATCATGGCTCACTTTCCTGACCGTGGTGTTCAGACAATTTCACCCAGATACGCCCCATTGATTCGCAAAGGATTCATTGAGGACTCTGGTGAGAGACGCAAGGGTAGTTTAGGTAAATCACAACGAGTTTTGAAAGCAATAAAACATGTCAATCACAGTACGAGCGAGTGAGAGCTCACATTGGTACACCCGAGAGGGAAAGCCAAAATACACCGTGGAAGCCAAGAACGGCAACCTACGCAACACAACACTGGCAGACGCACGCAAGCTAAACCTTGTACCGTCGGTCACGACAATCATAGGGTGCGCCGCCAAGCCGGGTCTTGAGGCGTGGAAGCTCAATCAAATGATGCTTGCCTCTATGACCCTACCAAGGGCGCCAGACGAGCCTGAAGACTTGTACGTCCAACGAGTCATCAAAGACTCAAAGGAACACGCCCGTGCCGCCGCTCAGAGGGGTACAGAGGTTCACACAGCGCTTGAGCAGTGGTACGAGGGGGTCATGGTTGCCAACATGCTTGAGTACCAAATGGGCGTAGGCGAAGAGGTCAAGAAGCTCTTTGGAGAGCCTACGTGGATCTCTGAGAAGTCTTTTGCCTGCGAACTAGGCTTTGGCGGGAAGCTCGACCTGTGCACCACAGACGGCGATGGAATAGTGATTGACTTCAAAACGAAGGAGTTCACAGACCCAACCAAGGTAGACACGTACGACGAGCACCTGATGCAGTTAGCCGCCTATCGGTTAGGTCTTGGACTACCCCAAGCAAGGTGTGCGAATGTCTTTGTCTCGGTCATAGAGCCGGGTCTCGTGGTCACCAAGGAATGGTCAGAAGACGACCTTGAACGCGGAGAAGAGATGTTTTATCACCTCCTCAAATATTGGCAAGCTAAGAATAAACACACATGAACCCCTACCTAAACCCAGACGACATCAAACAAACCTACTTTAAGATCCAACTTGAGGAGAACTACAACTTTCTTGAGGAAGACCTTCAGAAGATGGCTGACGCTTTCATCATGGCGGCTATGCCGGCTATCGTTAAGACAGAACGAGACATGTGCATCAAGTTTGTTAACACGCTAAACACGAACGTAGCCAGAGCGCTTGGTGAGTATCGTGAGAACCTATGACGCCCAAGGACTTCGTCACGGAGCTGTTCGGGGAGGGGTGGAAGCCTTCACAGCTCCCATCCTTTATTGATGCGCTAAAAGGGTGGTCAGAGGACTCTCAAAGGTACTACGCTGTACGAGACTTTGCTAAAAAGTTAGAATGGCGAATCAACCCTAGAGACCGCAAAGAATGCCACGAGTTTGACGACCTTGTGGACTCCAAGCGTTTTGAACATGATCTTGATGAAAATTGATGAAAAAGGCGCATTACAAGCAGATTGGGGCGCCATAGAGCGCTTTACCAAGTGCTTTGACAAAGGCTGTAAGTCTGAACAGGCTTACAAAGCAAAGCTGTTCTCGTTAGTTTTAGAGCATGGGTATGACGCCGCGGTGGACGACATAGAGTACGAGCGAAAAGAGATCCTGTTTATGCTCTGCACACCTGCTGGCAACGCATAAAAAAAGCCCCCGTGTTAGGGGGGCTAAAACAAGTGGCAACTGCTTTAAAAAGACACTTGTAAGGCAATCAAGGTCTAGGATACATGAAAGCTGGGTTCTTTGCACCTTGTAATTCTTGAGGTGAGGCAGGAACCTTGGGTTGTTGGTTCATCATGCGCATCTTATCAAGCACCGCTAAAGCCGCAGGAGAGACCGTAGAAGCCGCCGCACCGAGTGCTCTGGTGGCTGGGTGAGGAACCATCGATGCAAGCCCTCCTAGAGCGCCCATGCCAGCAACGGTAGCGCCAGTCATGTCACCCTTTTGGTAACGATCAAAAGCTTCTTGACCTTGGTAGCCTGCGGAGGCTCCGCCAAGGGTGGCTGGAACCACAGGGATCTTACCCATCACATTCCCTACGGTCTGTGCGCCTTGACGAATGTTCTGGAGCATAGGAGTAGGGGGAGGTGTGGGAACCTGTCTGTTGATGGACAAAGGGGCAATAGTCCCGGGCACCGTAGCCAAGCTCCTTGGCCCTGCCCCCATGGAGCTTTTCTTTGCATCACCAGCAAACATTTGTTCACCCAAGGGCTGAGGTGCGTACTTCTTGTAACGCTCAATCGCCTCTTTGGTGGATCCTTCACCTAGACCGTAGCCTGTCTTGGCGGCGTACTTGCCGCCGGGGGTCTGCGCATTCGTCGTCACACCACCTTGCCCACCAGCACCACCAAACATCGTCTGAGCCGCACCAGCAGTGAACCCACCTAACCCACCAATCATGGCGGCTTTTTGCTTACGCAGGTCTTCCTCTGACGCAGGCTCTGATGGAGGAGGAGGTGGTGGAGCGTCTTCTGGTGTATCTTCTTTTGGTGATTCAGTAAAACC